GATAAATTTGCAGATGGTGGAGAGAATGCCAGCAATGCCTTTGGAACAGCTCTTGGAGCAAGTGGAATTGAGATGGATGCTGGTATTGCAGATCTGGTAGCTCAAAGTGAATCCACGTTGGCACAACGTATTGAGGAGGCGGATTTTAGAAGCATTGGTGGTAATGTTGTCATGGGAATGTCAGAAGGTATGAAAGAAAAATATGAGAAGGCAGAAGCCGCATCTGCAGACCTAGGTGATCTAATCAGCAGTAGTGCCAGAGCTGCATTAGATGTAAATTCGCCATCAAAAGTATTTATGAAAATCGGGGAGGGTGTTGTAGATGGACTTGTTCAAGGATTAACCACTTCGCAAAGTAGTGTAGAAACAGCTATGCGGCAAGTTATGACGAGTGCTGGCGACACAGCCGTCCAAGCCATGCAGTCTTCCATAGACCGGCTAACATCCACAACCAACCTATCCTTCAATGGAATCACAGATACCACAAGCAATGCCATGACCCAAGTAGCAACCGGCATCCGCACCGGAATGACAGGAAGCAACACTGCCATGACCTCTGGTATGCAAACCATGAGCACCACCGCCAACACCGGAATGAATTCCTTCGGAACAGCCATTACAGGCGGCATGACCCGCGCAACAACAACTGTATCAAATTCTAGTACAAACATGATTTCCACTGTGAATGGATTGCAAAGTCGTTTCCATGCCAGTGGTTCTTTTGCATCTATGGGGCTTGCAAATGGCATCAACGCTAGGGCTGGGGCAGCTATTGCAGCCGCTACCCGGTTGGCTAATTCAGTTGCCAGAACCATACGAGATGCGCTGCGTATCAATTCACCATCGCGGATCATGATGCAGCTTGGTGAGTCTGTTACAGAAGGGCTTGCAAAGGGGATGCTAGATGAGATTGACCTAATCAAAAAGGCTGCAAATAAGATTGCCGAAGCAGCCATCCCTACAGGCGATATCGTGGGGAATCTAGCATATGCAGGAAGTACCTCGTTTGGCGGATCAGTCGGGGAAGATTATAACTACCTGCACAGTGCTACATACACCATTCACGTTCCGGTAGAACTGGAAGGCAGAGAAATCGCCAGGGCAACTGCTGAGTATACCGGGGAAGAGTTAGAGCGATTAGAAAGACGCCGTGAGCGTAAAACAGGGAGGAGGATATAAATGTATCATTTTATTGACACAACAGAACACAGAGAGGGATGGCTTTTACCCTCTGAGGCTCTACGCCTGAATGGAACCTATTTCGAAAATGTAATACCAGGATACCGCACCTTAACGGTAAGTGGCAGAGAGCTTAGCGACATCGATGTTCGAAACATCCAAGTCGGGCGTTCCAACGGATTAAGGCATTTGGACAAACGTGTTCCAGCAAGGGTGATTACCGTACGGTTTTCATTGAATGCAAGCAGCAATTCAGCCTTTCGAAGTGCTTTCAATCAATTGAACAAGCTACTGTCAGCTGAGGAGGCAGAGATTGTATTTCATGATGAATTAGACAAGTTTTATACCGGCACTCCAAGCAGTGCTGGTCAAATACCTCCGGGAACCAATCAAGTTAAGGGCAGCTTTGATATTCTGTGCGCAGATCCATTCAAGTATTCCGTACGTGAATTCGAAGCCACCCCATCACTGGACGAAGGCAGAACATTTGCAATTGATTACCGGGGTGATTTTCCAGCATTCCCAAAACTTGAAGCGAACGTCCACAGCGACAATGGCTTTTTAGGATTTATTGATTCCGACATGAATCTCTTGCAGTTTGGAGATCCCGAACAATTAAATGTTGAAATGTACCGAAGAACTGAAACTTTGATCAATGTCCAGACCAGAGGTTGGCAGCACTTCGCAAATGGTGGCACCTTCTTTCGCCGTCTTCCATGGGGGACAAATGGGAGCTTTGCCAATCGGAGTGTATTAGGTCGAAACTGGCTTACACTAAGTAATCAAGGGAGTGGTTCCGTACCAGCTACTGAATATCGTGGAGCCGTTCGAACCATCACACTGCCGACAGATTCAAATGGTGAACGTGGTGCCTTGGATTGGTACTGCTATACCTTCCATTGGTTTGAAGCAGGACTTATGGGTCAGACAGGAGTACAAGTCATTTCCTTCTTAGACGCAAATGACCGACAGGTCTGTGCGATGGTCATTGTAAAGACTGACAGAAGCGGGAACAATGCGCAGGTACGTTGGGAGACTGATTTCAATCGAACCTTCCACAGACAGAACTTCCAAGCCAACAACCGAGGGGGGAATGCGTTTAATGCCTTAAATGGCACGACGCTCCGAGGCCACAATGACTTTCTAAAGGTTGGTAATACGCTGCGTATCTTTTGGTATGGCCGCTACTTCACTCATACATTGCCAGAGATCGCTAACAGACCGATCCACAAGATCCAGATATACTTAGGTCAAATCGGAAATCGAACGGTTGGCAATCAGTACATGACCAGAAATGATATCTCACAAGTTCTCTTCCAAAAGAGAAATGTACAAAGGTGGCGAGATATTCCGAATAAGTTTACAGAAGGCGATACTTTTGAGGCAGATTGTAAGAGTGGTGAGGTACTGTTAAGAGGTATGCCGAACCATGGATTGGGTGCTTTGGGGAATGATTGGGAAGATTTTTCGCTCAAACCGGGCATGAATCAAATCAAGTGTGTACATTCCGACTGGGCAGAACAAAGACCAGACTTCAAGTTAAAATACAGGGAGGTTTATCTATGATTATTTATTTTGCAGACAGATATATGAACATCTTGGGGCAGGCTAGTACAAGCCTGCCCAGAGGGTGTGCGGTATACGCAGATACCAAAGTCGAGGAGGTAGATGTAGGGGTAGCAACCTTTGAATTTACCTTGCCATTTGCCAAAGGAGCGCAAAAAGATGCCGAGAAGTGGGCAGAAGCCGGGAATTACATCTTGAGAAAAAACAATGATGAGGCTGAATTCTATACCATCATTGATACGGAATTGGATACAAAGAATAGAGAAATCCATGTCTACGCAGAAGATGCTGGCCTTGATCTGCTCAATGAGATTGTGGGACCTCTGGCAGCGGACAGGGAACGTCCCATTGCATGGTATGTGGAACGGTTTACTCGTGATTCTGGCTTTGAATTAGGCAGAAATGAAATATCAAATCTTACAAAACGATTATCTTGGGATGGTGAGCAGACCGCAACAGCAAGACTTCTAAGCGCAGCAGCACAGTTTGATAATGCCGAAATATCATTTAGTTTTGAAATTGTCGGAATGTCTATCAAGCGTAAGCTGATCAATATCTACCAGTCAAGAGGTGAGGATATTGGTGTGGAGCTGCGGCTGAACAGAGATGTGGACCGGATTGTTACCAAGAAATCGGTTGCCAACCTAGCGACTGCTTTAATTGCACGAGGAGGAACACCAACAGGACAGCGAAACCCGATCACTTTGAATGGCCTTCGCTATGATGATGGAGATATTTATATCCAAGATGGAGTGCTAAGATCAAGAAGTGCCTTGGCCAGGTGGACACGATATCTCATGCCGGGAGCAACTGGGAGCAGTGTGGGCCATATCGTTAAGACGTTCAACCATGATACAACAAGTCAGTCAGAGTTGCGTGATCAGGCGGTGAAGCATTTAAAACGTATTTATGATACTGAGGTTAACTTTGAAGTGGATATCGCGGTCTTGCCAAAAAATGCGAACATTGGTGACCGGGTGAATATCGTTGATGGCGATGGTGAGCTATATCTATCAGCTAGAATTTTAAAGCTGGAAACGTCAGCTTCCAATAAGACAGCTAAGGCAACTCTAGGAGAATATCTAATCAGGGACAGTGGCATCTCTCAGCGATTAGAGGAGCTTGCTAGCCAGTTTGCACAGCTGGCGGAGAACCGAACATTTTATACCTGGATTGTTTATGCGGATGATGAGCATGGCAACGGTATTAGTTTAATACCGGCAGGTAAAAGATATATTGGAACTGCTGTAAATCAAGTGATGGAGACTCCGGATATCTCTGATCCGACCTTGTTCTCCTGGGTACGTATTCGAGGGGAAGATGGTAGAGATGGAGAAGACGGCAGAGATGGGGAAGGTGGCAGAGATGGAGAATCCGCCACAGTAGTCAATATAGGCAATGAGACAACCTCTCTTGCTGCTACCGAAGGCGGTCTTATTAGTGTCAGCACTACAATTAACATACCATTTAATGCCTTTACAGGTTCAAGGAGAGTACCATGTACTGCTTCTATTGGTATATTGCCTTCTGGTATGACTTTGGCCAGCATGACAGCCGCTACTGCCAGCGCAGATGGCACGATCGTGTTGAGTGTAGCAGCAAATGCAACCTTAGGTGGTGCAAACATTCGCAATGGAGTGGTCCCAATTACCCTTACAGCTGCCGGACAGATATTTGAAAGATGGTTTGCCTGGAGCAAGGCATTTGCTGGAGAACAAGGTACGCAAGGACGAGATGGCGCCGACGGCAAGGATGGAAAGGGCATACGATCTACTGCTATCACATATCAAGCGGGTACATCAGGAACCGTACTGCCAACCGGAACATGGACTACTACGATTCCAAGCGTTTCCGCCAATCAGTTTCTATGGACACGTACGATCATCACTTACACGGACAATACTACTTCGACAGCTTTTAGCATTGGAAGGATGGGGGCAAATGGAGCCATTGGTCCACAAGGAGCAACCGGGACTCCAGGGAGAGGAATCTCTTCTACTGCAATCACCTACCAAGCCAGCACGTCAGGCGTGTCAGCACCAACCGGAACATGGTCTACAACCATTCCATCCGTAGCTGCGAACCAGTTCTTGTGGACACGGACTGTCATCACTTATACGGATAATGCCACATCCACAGCGTTTAGTGTGGGAAGAATGGGAGCAAATGGAGCTACTGGCGCACAAGGTCCAGCTGGCGCGGCGGGCAGGGGAATATCCTCTACTGCGGTCACATACCAAGCTGGTACATCTGGCACGGTAGCACCTACCGGAACATGGACTACTACGATTCCAACCGTAGCCGCGAATCAGTTCCTGTGGACACGCACGATAATCACTTATACGAACAATACGACTTCTACATCTTTTAGTGTTGCTCGGATGGGGGCGAATGGTGCAACTGGGGCAACAGGTCCGCAAGGACCAGCTGGGGCATCAGGGAGAGGAATCTCTTCTACTGCAGTCACCTATCAAGCAAGTACATCTGGCACAGTGGTACCGACCGGAACGTGGCTTACAGCCATTCCATCTGTAGCCGCCAATCAGTTTTTGTGGACACGGACGCTGTTTACTTATACAAATAATACGACATCTACGTCCTTTAGTGTGGCAAGAATGGGCGCAAACGGGGCTACTGGTCCACAGGGTCCGGCTGGCGCGCAGGGTCCTACTGGTACACCTGGTGTAAATGCTACCAGTGTGTGGATCGGCAATGAAGCAGTGGCAATCCCCAGCCTAAGCACAGGGATTACGAAAGCAGCTATGACTATAACCATACCTTTTGGTGGAAATATTGGTACTTCAAGAGCTGCCGCTACCGTAGCAGTATCTAACCTGCCTGCGGGTATCACAGTGCAGACAAACACAGCTGGTACAGCATCAGCAAATGGCAGTCTTGTCCTTGCGGTTGCAGCTAACCACAATTTAGGTAATGCTACCCTTCTTTCAGGTCAGATAACATTGACTATAACTTGTAATGGCATAGCATTCACTAGATTTTTTACTTGGGCTAAAACCCTTGATGGTGCAGTCGCACTATTTGCAACGTCTACAACAGCACAGGGGACAGTGGCAAAAGTGGCAGCATTAGCGGGCTTTGTACGTCATGTAGGTGTCATGGTTGCAGTGAATTTTTCACAAGCGAACACAGCGGTGAATCCTACGTTGAATATCAATAGTACAGGAGCGGCACAAATAAGGGCTTTTGGCGCGCCATTGGCATCAAACAGCCCCTACAACTGGAGGGCAGGCTCAACCGTTACTTTCTTATTTGATGGTACGCACTGGGTGTTGATGCACGACGTTTTACAGGCTACTCCCCAGCATTTTTTCATGACAACAGACGGTGCTCATATTTCATCCGTTCCCGGTAATCCAAACAGTGGTCCCAATTTAATGCTGCATGGTGAAGGTATTGAGATCAGACAAGGGAACGCATGGACAACCAGATTTAAGAATCGTGTGATAGAGCTTGGCAGGTGGCTTGGAACTACTGTTGCAGGCGATAGTGCTTCAATACGTTTGTTTGGCGGTTCTGGTGTGATTGAGGTAACAGTTGGGTCTACAAGAGATAGCATGATGATAGGCTCTGGTGAGATTGATATAAAGTCGCTTGTAACAAATGGTGTCAGGATAAACGGAAAAACTCCATTAGACTGGGCTTACCCAGTTGGGGCTATCTATATCAGCGCAAACGCCACAAATCCCGGCATGCTTCTTGGCGGTTTATGGGAGCCTTATGCGCAAGGTCGAACGCTAGTCGGTGTAGGAAATAGTAATACAACGGGATCGGTTAATCGTCCAGCCGCCGGAACTACAGGCGGGACAGAAACACATACACTAACAACAGCACAACTACCAAACCATCGCCATCACATTAATATACAGCATACTGATGGAACAACAGTAGCCAGTGAAGAGTCGCTAACGTCTGGTCTACGAGTAGGCGGAAGAAGAAGGGCACGAACATCATCAACAGCGGATGGTACACTTGGGCAGGCGCATAACAACATGCAACCCTTTATTACCTGTTTTATGTGGCGCAGAACACTATAAAGTTAAGATTTAAAAAGCAACATAAGATGTTGGAT